AGAAGGGCGTTTCGCTCCAGCAGAACAGCACCATCCGCCCGCTGGTGAAGCTGCGGCCTTACCGCACCTTCCAGGAGGTGGAGCAGCCGGAGGGCCTGTTCCTGATCCGCATTGACGAGCGGGGCATTACCTTCACGGAGGCGGACGGCGGCATGTGGAAACTGGCGGCCCGCAAGACCATCAAGGCATATCTGGAGGAAGCGCTGAAGGACATGATCGACGACGGCAGTGTGGTCGTGATGATGTAAGTAAAAAAAGCCCCGGCGGAGCTGGCACTCCGTCTGGGCGGGCAAAACCCTTGAAAAAGATTTTACAAGCTTATGATAGCGGCTTTTTGGCCGCCTGTCAAGAGGAGAAGCGCATGTACCGATGCAATGAGACCGGGCGGGAGTTTGAGGAACCCCGGTACGATCCCGACTTCTGGAACAAAGGCGACGGGGCGAAGGTGTGTCCCTGCTGCGGCGACACCGACTATGACGAGGTGTTTGAGTGCGATATCTGCTGCGCTCACGTGACGTGGGACGACGGGCATGTTGGAAGCAAGTATGGAAACAGCTTCCTGTGTCCTGCCTGCCGGAAGGTCGCCATCGTCAACCTGTTTGAAAAAGGCGCTCAGGAGTTGGGCGACACGGAAGAAGCTTGGCTGGACGACGTACTGGACGGCGGCAGCTGGGCGGATTTGAAGAAACGTTATAAGGAGGCAAAGACAAATGGCACTGCTACCCTTTGAAGAACTGATTAAGGTCGATGTGAGACCCTTCTGCGAGACGCGGAAGGCCAAGGACGACAACGGCAACATGGTGGATATCCCCTATCTGAACTGGGCCAAGTGTGTGAAGCTGCTGCACGAGAACGGCGCGAAGGACGTATGGTTTACGCCCCGCGTCTGCCCGGAGACAAAGACCTATCTGTGGCCGCAGGCGGACGTGACCACCCGGAAGGGCTACAAGACGCGGTGCTGGTTCGTCAGCGTGGAAATCCACATCGACGAGCTGGTGTTCAACATGGACACGCCGCTGCTGAACGGGGCGCTGGTGGTCTATGAGGACACGCTGAACCAGCTGCGCATCTCCAACGCGCAGGCCCGCGCCTTTGTGAAGGGCGTGGCGCTGCGGACGGGGCTGGGCTTCGACCTGTGGGCCGAGAGCGGCGACGGGGACGACGGAGAGGACGATCTGAGCCGCCACAGCATCTGGGCCATCCGGGAACGGCTGGAGCGGGCCATTACCGCCAAGGAAAAGGCGGGGCTGGATCACAAAGACCTGCTGGCTGCCCTGCGGATCAACGACAAGCAGCTGAACCAGCTGATGGGCTACTTCGCCAAGCTGGACGGCCTTGAGAAAGCGGTGAGCAAGCTGTGATCCACGATCAGGACAGGAGCGGGTGGTTCGGGGCCAGCGACACGGCCACCATCATGGGATCGTGGGAGACGGAGACGTTCCGGAAGTGGTGGGCGGTGAAGCTGGGCATCCGGCAGGATCACTACACCAACGCCGCCATGCAGGCGGGCACGGCCTATGAACACAAGATTCTGGACGCGCTGGGGGTAAAGACCCGCGACCGGCAGATCAAGGTCTACGCCCTGCGGCTGCGGGTGAACTACGACGGGGACGATGCCCAGACCGTTACGGAGGTCAAGACCTACAGCAAGGCTCCCTTCAAGGTGAGCCGCGCCTACTGGATGCAGTGTCAGGTGGAGATGTTTGCCAGTGGGTGGGGCCTGCGGCGGCGGAAGATGTGCCGGATCGCGGCCTATCCGGTCGGCGAAGCGGAGAAGCAGAACTTCTTTTTGCCCGTCGACCCCGGCAGGATCAGCCTGTGGCCCATCGAGTACGATGAAACGTGGGTGGAGGAGAAGTACCTGCCCCGGCTGCGGTATCTGGCCACGTGCCTGAAAACAGGCCGGTGGCCCCGAAAGGAGGAAGCGCCATGCAGCAGGTGACGGTGGACGCCGCACGGTGGCTGCGGGACGGCGACGGGTCGTGGCTGGCCTTCCGGGTAGGCAGCGACAAGACGGCTATGGACGTGTGCGACAGCCTGAAAGCGGGAAAAGAGTACAGCCTGACGTTGAAGCGCAAGGGCCGCAGTCTGGACGCCAATGCCTATTTCTGGGTGCTGGTGAACCGGCTGGCGGACAAGCTGAAGATCGAGCCGGAGGGCATCTACCGGGCCTATATCCCGGATATCGGCGGCGGCTATGAGGTGGTGCCGGTGCGGGAGGATCGCATTGACGCATGGGAAAAAGTCTGGTGCAGCGGCCACATAGGCCGAATGATCGAGGACATGGGGCCGTGCCGGAATATCAAGGGCTATCACAATGTCCGGTCTTACCTATCTTCCAGCGATTACGACACGGCTCAGATGTCACAGCTCATTGTGTTGGTGGTGGCGGACTGCAAGGAGAACGGTATCGAGACCATGACGCCCAGAGAGCTGGATGCGCTGGTGTCCCGGTGGGGCGAGGTGAGCGTATGAGCACAGCAAAAATCTATACCGCCCACGGAAAGTCCCTGACCATGCGGCAATGGGCGAAGGAACTAAATCTGCCGCAAAAGACGCTGCGGAACCGGCTGGACAGGGGGTGGACGCCGGAAGCGACCTTCACACCGGGAAAGCAACTGCACCGGGGCGGCACAACAGGTTCGCGCCGCACTGACCACACAGGAGAGCGGCACGGGATGCTGGTGGTCGACCACTGCCTCGGATCGGGGCCGGATGGGCCGAAATGGCTCTGCGTGTGCGACTGCGGCAAGACGCGGGTGGTACTGGCGCGGAATCTGAGAGGCGCATACAGCTGCGGCTGTAAGGCGAGGAGAAAGGCAGACCGCCGCCCCGGCCATCCACAACCATGTTGGACGTGCCGGAACTACGCCGGAGGGTGCAGTTGGTCGCAGAAGTACCCGGAGCCTGTGAAGGGCTGGGACGCGACCCCCACCACGAAATATCAGGGGAATGCGGGCGAGGTCACATCTTTCGCCATCCATTACTGCCCAGAGTATGTACCTGACGGAACGGAGGTGCTGGTGAATGGGTGAAATTTGGAAACCCGTTCCTGGTTATGAAGGGGCTTACGAAATAAGCAATATGGGACGGTTGCGCTCACTAACGAGAACGCGGATTGTAAATAATTGCCACGGTGGGACTTCGCCGCGAACGGATAAAGGACACGTTTTGGCGCCAGGAAACAACGGAAACGGGTACGCCTATGTGTCACTCCGCGATAATGGAGTAAGGACTAATTATTATGTTCATCGCCTTGTAGCGGAAGTGTTTCTTGATAAACCGGAAGGGGAAAACTTGGTTGTCGATCACCGCGATCACAACAGGAGCAATAATGTGGTAAATAACTTGGAGTGGGTTACGCAAAAAGAAAATGTCGGTCGATCGAGGCATCTTATGCGTCACCAAAAAGGCCGCTATAGACCGTCATCAACCGGGGAGAAATACATAATTCGCTACAAAAAAGGATATCGCGTGAATATCAAGTGGGCGAAAACAAGCAGAGATTTTAAGAACCTATCTGATGCGATTCGGTTCAGAAATGAGGTGATAAACGGTGCCAAATAACAGGAAATGTTTTCTTTGCGGAAGATGTGACGCAAGCGATCCATTAGAACGGCACCATTAGCCACATATTTGGTGCAGCATATCGCAAGAAAAGCGAAAAATACGGCCTTGTGGTCTATCTATGCGGCAACAGGTGCCACAGGAACGGAAAGACGGCAGTACACCGCAGCGGCGAACAAATGCGCAGGCTGCGGCGATACGGACAGCTAAAGGCCATGCAGGAGCATGGCTGGACGGAAGATGATTTCCGGCGCGAGTTCGGGAAATCGTACTTATAGGAGGGCTTATGACACAGTGCGACAGAATTCTTGAGTATATGGAGACGGTAGGCCCCATTACACAGTTGGACGCCGCCCGCGAGTTTGGCTGCTACCGTCTGGGCGCGAGAATCTGGGACTTACGCCACGCAGGACACGCCATCAGCAAGCGGACAGTGACAAACAAGAACCGATACGGCGAGAGCGTGAGCTTCGCCGAATACAGATTGGAGGACAAGAAATGCTGAACAAGATTTTCATCATGGGACGCCTGACCCGTGATCCGGAGCTGCGGCGGACGCAGAACGGTACGGCGGTGGCCGGGTTCGCGCTGGCCGTTGACCGGGATTTTAAGAACGCCGACGGCACCAAAGAGACGGACTTCATCGAGGTGGTGGCATGGCGCAGCAGCGCCGAGTTCGTCAGCAAGTACTTCGCCAAGGGCCGTATGGCTATCGTGGAGGGCCGGTTGCAGATTCGTGACTGGACGGACAAGGACGGCAACAAGCGCCGCAATGCAGAGGTCGTGGCCGACAACGTGTACTTCGGCGACAGCAAGAAGGAGTACGGTGGCGACTATGGCGGCGCTCCTGTTGGCGGCTACAAGGCGGCAGGCAAGGCCGTGGACGTGGAGCCGGGCGAGGGAGAGTTTGCCGAGATCGAGGACGAAGAAGATTTGCCGTTTTGAGGTGAGAGTGGAAGGAAGAGGACAACACAGCGGGGCGTATCGTGGGCGCGAACCGTGACGGCTGGCCGGGATCGAGCCAGCGCACGACGGCGGCGCGGGCGAAAATCCCCCTTTGTCCCCCTATCTATCCCCCTATATCCCCCTTACACACCCACAACAAGAGAGATATTTCTTCTTGTGGGGGGTGTATAGAGGGCAGTACGGGAGAAGGAGAGAACATGACGAAAGAAGAATTTGAACAGGTTTTCACGGCGCTGGGGCTGTTCTGGCCGCGGGAAACCGTTTCGGACAGCCGGAAGGCGGCGTGGTGGCTGGCGCTGAAGCCGTACCCCTATCAGGGCGGCGTGCGGGAGAAGATCATTGCCTATGCCCGGTCGCCGAAAGGGAACTATTTTCCGGATGTGGCGAACCTGACGGCAGGTCTGACACCAGAGATAACGGAACCGGAGAAGTCCGGGCCGGACTGGATCGACGAGCTGCTGGAGAAACTGCCGCCCCACACGCCTGACCCGATTACCCGATATGCCTCCGAGCATGGGATCACCTGGGGCGAGGCGAAAAAGGCGTTGGAGGGCCGGACATGAGCAGAGAATCATTCATCATCCGCTATCCGGACACCGACGCCGGAAGGAAGGCGTGGAACAAGGCATATGGGCTGAATGCTATCTATGCGGGAAAGCACTGGTCGAAGCGGCGGGACGACGCGAGACTGTGGCACACGCTGACGGTGAGCGCTATCAACGCCGCCCACATTCGTAAGCGGCCTTTTGAAAGGCCCGCAGTACTGACCTTCCAGTGGAATGACAGGCTGGATTGCTCCAACCACGCTTACATGGCGAAGCTGATCGAGGACGGCATGAAGGGCATTCTGCTCCACGACGACAGCCGCCGGTGGGTGAGGGGCATTGAGCACTATTTCCACGACAAGCCCTACATACGCGTGACGGTCACGGAGGTGGAACCATGAAAAACGGGATCTGGAAAGTGGAGACGGCGAGGCTTTGCTGGGCCTGCCAGATAGACATGATCCACGAATATATTATCCAGCCTACCCGCGAACAGCGGCGCGACCCGGTGAAGGATCGCTGGGAGAGCGGCGTATGTGAGCGCTGTGGACGGAAACAGAGCATGACAAAACTGCGCCGGTACACCATGAACCGGGCCGGGCTGGTGGCAAGGGGGCGAGAAAATGGGTAAGCAGCATCTATCCCGTGATGAGCGGCTGATTATGCAAGGCCGCTTGAAGGGAACGCAGGAAAACATGGACATGGTGGCGATGGTGCTGATGGACAAGTGCGGCTGGCACGTCTTTGAGGAGACATCGGACAGCCGGGACACCCACAGCATCGCGTATCTGTATGAGTGCTTGGAGAAGCTGGCAGAGGAGATAAACGAGGGCCGTATCAAGCGGAAGCACATCAAGGATGTGCTGAAGGACGAGTGCGGCGTGGTGTTTGGAGATTGAGATGATTTTTGCACAAGAGACGATGACCGGCGAGATCATCGTGGACAATTTCGCCGGTGGCGGCGGGGCGTCGACAGGTATCGAGATTGCAACGGGCATGGCGGTGGCGATTGCCATTAACCACGACCCGGCGGCTATTCTGATGCACAAGACAAACCACCCGTATACGGAACACTTTCAGGCGTCCGTGTGGGACATTGACCCCGTGGCCGTGTGCCGTGGGCGGCGCGTGGGGCTGGCGTGGTTCTCGCCGGACTGCAAGCATTTTTCCAAAGCAAAGGGTGCGGCGCTGGTTGACCGGAAGATTCGCGGCCTTGCGTGGATCACCCTGCGCTGGGCGGCGAAGGTGCGGCCCCGCGTCATTATCCTTGAAAACGTGGAGGAGTTCCAGACGTGGGGGCCGGTGCGGAAGGGCAAGCCGGTGAAGAAGCTGGCGGGCACCACGTTCCGGAAGTTCATCGACCAACTCACTGAGTTGGGGTACACCGTGGAGTATCGGGAGTTGATCGCGGCGGACTACGGCGCACCCACCTCCCGCAAGAGATTCTACATGGTCGCCCGCTGCGACAGGAAGCCCATCGTGTGGCCGAAGCCCACCCACAGCAAAACCGGCGCGGATGGACTGCCCAAGTGGCGCTGTGCATCGGAGATCATCGACTGGTCGCTGCCCTGCCCGTCGGTATTTGCATCTAAGGCGCAGATCATGGACAAATACGGCCTGAAAGCGGTGCGCCCGCTGGCGAAGAACACTATGCGGCGGATCATCCGGGGCGTGGACAAGTTCACCGTCCGCAGCGGCAAGCCGTTCATCGTACAGCAGAAATTCCAGAACGCTGCGCAGAACATCGAAAAGCCATTGACGACTGTTACGGCGGTAGGAGCGCATGAATTGTGCAAGCCGCTGCTGGCACCTGTGACGGTGACCAACACCAGCAACAGCGTGGGCGGGACGGTCGGAGCGCCGGTACATACCGTAACGACCGCAGGGAATCAGATGCTGGTAACGCCCTTCCTTGCGGAGTGCAACCACTCTGGCGGCGGGCATATTGCACCTGTGACGGATGCTCACAAGACCATCACCGCCAAGCATACCGGCGGCATCGTGGCGCCCGCGCTGATCCAGTATCACACGGAACAGACGGAACACGTTCGGGCATCCGGGCTGGGGACGCCTATCCACACGGTGGACGCCTCCAACCGATACGGCCTGACCTGCGCCAATCTGGTGGAGTATTACACCGGCGGCAGGCCGCTGGATGTGCAAGACCCCATGCACACCGTTACCAGCCACGACCGTGAGGCGGTGGTCGCCGCCCATGTTGTAAAGTTCAAGGGTGACAACCTGGGGCATGGGGCAGATGAGCCGATGCAGACAGTGACCACCAGCGCCGGGGAGTTCGCCGTGTGCAAGGCGTATCTGGCAAAGATGCGCAGCGGTGACGATCTGGGCCACTGGCCCGAGATTCGCGCCCTGCTGAATGAATTCTGCGGCTATGCGCTGGCGGATGATGATGTGTTGCTGCTGGAGATCGGCGGCGCACTGTACTACATCGCGGATATCGGACTGCGGATGCTGTCGCCCCGTGAGCTGTACAACGCTATGGGATTCCCGCCGGATTACATCATTGACCGTGATTATGAGGGCAATAAGTACAAAAAGAGCGCACAGGTGGCGCGGTGCGGCAATGCCGTCTGCCCGCCGGTGGCGTCCGCTCTGGTGCGGGCCAACCTGCCGGAGTGGTGCGGCGTGACCATAACGACAATGGCGCAGCTGATGGACTGCGTGGCGGTATAGAAGGGGGTAAGGACTGAAAGCTACTCTATCAAGGCCCGAATGTTTCACGCCAGATACGGCTATGCCATTACGGAGATTTCAGCAAGAAGATATCGATAAGGAGAATGAAAAATGAAAGCTTACAAGGGTTTTGACAAGAATTTGCAGTGCAGAGGTTTGCAGTATGAGATCGGCGGCACGCAGGAAGTTGACAAAGTGAAGCTGTGCAATCAGGGCTTGCACGCTTGTGAAGCGCCGTTGGATGTGTTCAGATATTACGCGCCCGGCGAAGGAAGCCGGTATTGCGAAGTGGAAATGGACGGCGTGAGCGACGAACGTGGAGATGATAGCAAGCGCGTTGCCAAGAAGCTTACGGTGGGCGCGGAGATCGGCATTCCCGGTCTGGTAAAGGCTCACGTTGAGTACGTCAAGGCGCATACCACAATGGAACATACCGACCAGAAAGCAGCCACCGCAGGCGCTTGCGGCGCAGCCACCGCAGGCGATAGCGGCGCAGCCGCCGCAGGCGCTTACGGCGCAGCCACCGCAGGCGATAGCGGCGCAGCCACCGCAGGCGCTTACGGCGCAGCCACCGCAGGCTATCGCGGCGCAGCCACCGCAAAAGGATCTGTTTCTGTTGGCAAAAATGGATGCGGCCTTGTTCGAGGTAACGATGTGAAGATTAAAGGCGGTCTTGGTGCTGTGCTGGTGATCTGTGAGGAAAACGAGGACAATTGGGACATCAAAGAGTGGAAAGCGTTTGTCGTAGACGGCACGGACATCAGAGCGGACACATGGTATAAGCTGGTAAACGGCAAGTTGGTGGAGGCTGAGTAATGCTGCCAATCAATCAGCCGCTGACGAATGAAGCGGCGAAGAAACTGATGGCGCTGGACGTGCAGGACAAGGAGATACTGACCTACGAAAAGCTAGACGAATGGTACACCGCATGGGGCGGGCAGTGCTACGTCAGTTTCTCCGGCGGAAAGGATAGCACGGTGCTGGCGTATCTGGCGGCGCGGTACCTGTCGAGCTTCAGGACACCGCCGTGGGAGCTGAATCTGGTGTTTGTGAACACAGGGCTGGAATACCCTGAAATTCAGAAATTCGTCAATGAGTACGCGGATTGGCTGCAAAGGAAGTTCCCGCGGATCAAGGTGCAGCTCGTGCGGCTGAGGCCAAAGCTCAACATTCGGCAGGTCATAGCAAAGCACGGGTATCCCGTCATCGGCAAAAAACAGGCGCGCTTTATCCGCGATTTACAAAACGCGCACGGGCAGAACGATGCAACGGTCAATCTGTATCTGACCGGATACAACCGGAAGGGCGTTTACTGCTCGACGATGAAACTGGCGGACAAGTGGCATTATCTCAAGGATGCGCCGTTCCGCATTAGCGAGCAATGCTGCGACGTGATGAAAAAAGCACCCGCCAAGCGATACGAAGCTACGAGCGGATGTGTGCCATTTACCGCGATGATGGCGAGCGAGAGCCAGCAGCGAGAAAAAGAGTGGAAGCGCACGGGCTGCAACGCCTTTGACGGCAAGCGCCCCATGAGCAAGCCTATGAGCTTCTGGACAGAACAGGACGTGCTTGCGTTCCTAAAGGACGAAAACATCCCGTATTGCAGCGTATACGGCAACATCGTGGCGAGCGACGGCGAGAATGATTATCCGTCAACGCTAATCGAAAAGCCGCTGCATTGCACGGGGTGCCAGAGGACGGGGTGCATGTTTTGCGCGTTCGGGGCACACCTCGAAAAAGGAGAAAACCGGTTTGAGTGCATGAAGCACACGCACCCGAAGCACTATGCGTTCTGCATCGGCGGCGGGGCATTCGACACGGATGGGCTGTGGAAACCCACGAAAGACGGCCTTGGCTATGCGCGGGTGCTGGACTACATAGGAGTGAGGTATTGAGATGGGTAAACAGCATTTGAGCAGGGACGACCGCATCTTTATGCGTGGCAAGCTGCAAGGCACACAGGAGAACATGGACATGGTGGCAATGGTGCTGATGGACAAATGCGGCTGGCACGTCTTTGAGGAGACATCGGACAGCCGGGACACGCAGAGCATCGCGTATCTGTATGAGTGCCTGGAAAAGCTGGCAGAGGAGATAAACGAAGGCCGCATCAAGCGGAAGCACATCAAGGATATGCTGAAGGACGAGTGCGGCGTTGTGTTTGGAGATTGAGACATGAACATTGGATTGATCGACGTAGACGGTCACAACTTTCCGAACCTCGCATTGATGCGGCTGTCTGCCTACTACAAAGCCCGTTGTGACAGCGTGGAGTGGTGGGACGGGTTCAAACACTATGACCGGGTGTACATGAGTAAGGTTTTTACGTTTTCCCCTGATGTGGATACCTGCATCAATGCCGATGAGATTATTACAGGCGGCACAGGCTACAAGGATTACGGCGCTCTGCCGGACGAGGTAGAGAGAATGCGACCTGACTACTCGCTGTATCCGGCGTGGAAACCGGCCATCGGCTTTCTAACACGCGGCTGCATCCGCAACTGCCCTTGGTGCATCGTGCCGAAGAAAGAAGGGCTTATCCGACCGGCGGCAACATGGGAGGAAGTAAAACGCCCTGACAGCCGGGACATCATTTTCATGGACAACAACGTTTTGGCGCACGACCACGGCTTAGAGCAGATCGAGCGCATGGGGCATGAGAATGTGCGGGTGGACTTTAATCAGGGCTTGGACGCACGGCTCATCACGCCGCAGACGGCAAAGCTGTTGGCAGGGCTGAAATGGATCAGGTTTGTCCGCATGAGCTGTGACACCTCTACCATGCTGCCGGTAATCAAACAGGCCACGGCGTATCTGGAAGAGGCGGGTGTGCGGCCGTGGCGTTTTTGGTGCTATGTACTTGTGCAGGATGTGGAGGAAAGCTATAAGCGCATTCTTGCCTTGCGGGACATGGGCGTGGAGCCGTTTGCCCAGCCGTACCGCGACTACGACGGCGGAGAGCCGACTGCCGAACAGAAGCGCCTTGCACGATGGGTAAATATGCGGGCGGCGTTCCAGTCGTGCAGCTTTGAAGAATTTACTGGGTAAGAGGAGGAATGACATGACAAGAGATGAGATCGTGACCGCGCTGCGGTGCTGTGCCGAAAAAGCGGGATGTAATGAATGCCCGATTGGACTTGACGACCCAGACTGCATTGAAAAAATGGCGGGTCTCGCCACCTACCTGATCGAGAACCAGCAGCGGGAGATAGAAGCGCTGCGGCAGGCCAATGAGGGGCTGCGGTTTAATCTGGCGGCGTTAAGTACGCCGGAGGGAAAAAAGATGAAAGAGATTATCACACTATTCATCATTGTATTTGGCGTATCGTTTGTCGTAATTTATAACATTTTTGGAGGTAAAAAGTCATGAAAAAAGGTATCGCTATTGCTGTTTCCGCCGTGCTGGCGGTGGTTGTTGCTGTTTTCTGCATCATCTGCCTGACAAGAATCAAGGTGGGCTATGTGGGCGTTGTGTATTCCGCAAAGGGCGTGGAGCAAAACACGCTGACACAGGGCTGGCATTGGCTATCACCATTGAAGCACGTCAAGCAGTTTCCCGTTAGTCAGCAGCAGATTGTTTTTTCCGACGATCCATCTGACTACAACACAGACGAACATGCAGATTGGCATATTGATGCCCCTGCCAACGGCGGCATGGTGGGCATTAACCTGACGGTCAACTACAATTTCCTGCCTGACCGCGTGGTGAGCCTGTACGAGAAATTTAACGGCATGGACGGAGAGGCCATTGTAGAGGGTCGCGTGCAGAACAGCATTATTGCCTATGTGAAGGAAGTTACCCCCAGATTCTCCGTTATGGACATCTATTCCGACAAAAAGTCAGAGGTAAACAAGGCTATTACCGACTACCTGAATGAGAAACTTAGTACCGAGTATGGTATCAACGTGTCCAGTGCCCTGATCATTGACGTGGAACTGGATTCCGCGTTGCAGGAAAAGGTACGGGCAAAAGAGCAGGCCAAGCAGGATGCAGAGATCGCAGAACTTGCCAAACAGACGGCGGAAGCGCAGGCAGAAACAAATCGCGTTATCGCTGAATCTGAGGCTGCTGTAAAGATCATTGAGGCGGAAGCTGAGGCAAAAGCCAACAAGACCATTGCGGAATCCATTACGCCGGAGCTAATCCAGATGAAGGAAGCGGAGGCGCGTCTCAAGCATGGCTGGGTGACTGTACAGGGCGCTGATACGGTGGTGACCGCAAAATGATACTACACGATAACGCAATTTGTCAGGCGGCGCTGGAAACCTTCGGGAAGGAATTACAGGTGACAATGGCCATCGAGGAAATGAGCGAACCGACAAAGGAGCTTTGCAAAAACAGCAGAGGGCAGGAGAACACCCCGCACATTGCGGAGGAGATCGCCGACGTGGAGATCATGCTTCAGCAGTTGGTGATTCTGTTTGACTGCAAGGAGACTGTGGACAAGTACCGCCAGTACAAGTTGGAACGGCTGGCGGGGCGGATTGAGGAGGCGAATGAGCATGAGCATGAGTGATATTGCATCAATTATCTGGATTGCACTTGCCGTGTATGTATTCCGCGGCATGCGGAAGTGGAACAAGCGGTTTGCTGAACTGTATGAAGAATTGAAATGGGAGGTGGAGTGATGGCGAAATACATTGACCAGTCCGTAGCGATTGCGCGGCTGACCTATATAGAAATGACAATGCCCACGGCTACCATGGCGGATGCCAAGCGTGCACTTGCGGATATGTTCCCGGCTGATGTGGAGTCAGTGGTGCGGTGCCGCGATTGCCGCAAGTTCAAAACATACGCTTGTCGGATGGTTGCCAGCGGGTATGACGATTTCTGCTCATACGGCGAGAGAAAGGAGGAATAGCGTCATAAAACAAATGAAACCAACGACAAATGACCGCATTATTGCCGCTGCGTGGGTGCTGCTGATACTGGCGGCGGCGCTGGTGGTGCTGACAGGCTTTTCTGAGAAGGGGCCGGAACACGAGGAGCGCACGATTCTGGTGATCGAGGGCGGCCCGCACGAAGAAGCATACGAAGACCCGGACGAAGCGGAGAAAAGCGCGGAGGCGGTGATTTCAGCCATCGGAACAGACCGAGAGTTTGAGACCTTCGGCTACGACGTGACGCGAGTTCTCCAGATCGTCACCGCAGAAGCGGGGAACGATGCCGACCAATGCCGTGGCATTGTACAAGCCCTGCTTAACGCTTGCAATCGCCACAGGAACCGCTACACGCCGGAGGACGTATGCAGGGAGTATCAGTATACCACCCCGGCAAGCTGGGTGTCTGACGCGGCGCGAAACGCCTTTTGCGAGGTGTTTGTGTACGGTGAGACATTTACCGACATCGGCAATGCGACGGTGTTTTATAATCCCCAGATCGCCGGACACAGCGAATACCACGAGGGGCAGATTTACGTTTGCAGTATCGGAGATGTAAAGTATTTTGAGGAAGTGTAAATGAAAAAGATTGAATATATCAAGAAGCAAGACGCAATTGACGCTATTGTTGCAAGCAACCGCAACGTAGATGTTGATGGGTTGACTGCGATAATGAAAGTCTCGCCTGCCGTAGTTTTGTGCAAGGACTGCATTTTTTGGGAAAAAGGAACGAGGGACGATGGTTTTTGCTTTAGCCGCTATGTGGTGTGCGGAAGCTTGACGCCGCGCAGAAACCCCACAGACTTTTGTAGCTACGGAGAGCGCAAAGAGCCAAATGTGTAATGGATAAATGGATTATACGCGACAAGTCCACAGAGGGAAAAGATTGGCCCAAATGGGCGATACGGATCGAGTGCCCCTACTGTGGCCTTGTGACGGGCAGCAAAAGCAATTACTGCCCACAATGCGGAAAGGAGTTGATACGGCGTGAACCAAGCTGACATCGACCGCCAAATCAAGGCGCTGGATGAGGCGAAACAAACCATATTGGCGCTTTGGGGGCGCTATCAGGCGAGGGATAAGCTTGTGGATGAACTGGAAAATGAAATCTATGAACTGAAATGCAGCAAAAGTGTTTAATTAGAATAACTACTTTAGAAAATCCGCGTTTTTGCACTATAAACATTGCAAAAAGTGTGGTACAATAGTTATGAGGACGTGCAGCCTTACAACACCTCCGTTTGTTTGTTTTAACTGCATTCATTTTTCATTCTCCCTCCTTTTTGTGGCCCGTCGTTGCACGGCGGCGGGCACACACGGCATTGTAGCTCAATGGTAGAGCATTCGGCTGTTAACCGAAGGGTTGTTGGTTCGAGTCCGGCCAATGCCGCCATAGCCCATTAGGGGCCTCTTTTCCTTTCACCGCTTACCCGCCAGCGGTATATGACGGGTATACGCCGGACTGCGCGAGCTACCCCACGATCAGGGGCGGGAGGTCGCGCCTCCCATCCGGCCACAGTGTGCCGACACATAGAAAACGGCTGGGCAATACGGAGCCTGTAGAGACAGAATCCGCGACGAAAAAAGCGGTGCGGTACTACCGTGGGCAAGTGGCATAGCGTCCCGCCCGAAAGTGTGCCAGAACATTGAAGCGGTAGGCGCTCCGCCATGCGTTTACCGTGGAGTTCCGAAGGGTTTTGTGCGTATTCCTCAAGGCGGATAGGTGAGAACTGAAAGAAAACGCACCATTGCAGCTTTATCCGTGTATTGAGCGGCTAAAAATAACACGGTTGCCAATAGACGTGCCGCCCGTCCGGCGTAAAAGGCGGCTTAACTTCAAAAAGGATGAAAACGTTGAATCGTTTTCGCCCGGAAGGGACTTTATCGGGGCTTATGCCCCGTACGCGGCATAGGTGCCCCGTAAGGGGAGACCACAGCGAGTGACGGGGACTTTCCCTGAAGCGCTAAAGCAGGGCAGGACTGCAATGCCGTACCAGTCACACAAGCGGGCGAGGAAGCGCGAGAAGTTAAGTGCACACAAGCTGTGGCCACAGCGGCGGACAGTTAATCCGCAAAAACAGTGTGCGGCTGATGAAAAGGCGCAGCGCGGTGTGATTGCGCTGGCAGACCGCTGTATGGGATGCGTCTCAAATAGTCTGCTTACTGCAAAGGATTTCGCCGTGGTGGATGCTATGTATGCTTGCGGGGCACATAGCTCACGGCGGGAACATATTAGGTGAGGCGAAAGCCGGGTACAGACGTGCCAATGACAAAGGCCAGTGGTGGGAGGCCGGTGCGTCAGACAAAGGAGGCCACATGGAAGTAAAAAACAAGCGGCTGTCGGATATTATTCCGTATGCTGCAAATGCCAAGAAGCACGATAGACGGCAAATCAACAATGTGGCCGAAAGCATTAAACAGTACGGGTTCGTGCAGCCGATTGTAATTGACCGCGACGGCGTTATCGTAATCGGGCATTGCCGCGCTCTGGCAGCGCAGAAGCTAGGTATGGAAGAAGTACCGTGTGTCTGCGTGGACGATCTCACGCCGGAACAGGTGAACGCCCTGCGGCTGGTGGATAACAAGAGCAACGAGAGCGATTGGGACTTTGACCTGCTGGCTGATGAGCTGCCGGGGCTTGACTTGTCTGCTTTTGACTTTGATTGGGGTCTGCGGGATGAACTCGACACGTCAGTGGTAGAGGACAACTACGATCCCGTTTTACCGGCAGAGCCGAAGAGCAAACTGGGCGATGTGTACCAGCTCGGAGACCATCGCCTTATGTGCGGAGACAGCACGTATTTGACAGACGTACAAAAGCTTGCGGGGGGGGCACAAATGGATTTGTTGCTTACCGATCCGCCTTACAATGTGGACTATAAGGGCACCGCCGGTAAGATCAAAAACGACAACATGGAAGACACGGCATTTAGGCGGTTTTTGACGAATGCATTTTTTAACGCAGCAATGGTTATGAAGCCTGGCGCACCGTTTTATATTTGGCATGCTGATAGCGAGGGGTACAACTTTAGGGGCGCGTGCAAAGATGCGATGCTTCGCGTGCGCCAGTGCTTGATCTGGGTAAAAAATTCGCTTGTGATGGGAAGGCAAGACTTTCAGTGGAAACATGAGCCTTGCCTGTACGGTGAAAACGAAATTGAGGACGATGCTCACGAGCCGTGCCTTTACGGATGGAAAGACGGGCACAAGCACTATTTTTTCAAAAACAGGAAGCAGACCACGGTGCTCAATTTTGATAAGCCGGTTAAGTCTGCGGAGCACCCAACAATGAAGCCCATCAAACTGTTTGATTATCAGATGCAGTGTTCCAGCAAGCCGGGAGAAAATGTTCTTGACCTGTTTGCTGGTTCCGGCACCACCATTATGGCGGCAGAGCAGAACGGAAGACACGCATACTGCATGGAGTTTGACCCAAAGTATGCCGATGTAATTATTGATCGCTGGGAAAAGTTCACGGGCAAAAAGGCGGTGTTGATCAATGACGATTGAGGACGCACAGGCCATAATGCAAAAAACAACCAGTCCCTACTTGAAGCGGGACATGGAGAAATTCATAAAACGCCAAAGGAGAAAGGAGGGTATGTGTGGCAAGACCAAGAAAAGAAATAGACCAGAAGCAGTTCGAGACTCTTTGCGGACTGCAATGCACCCTTCCGGAGTTCTGCGACGCACTTGACGTTACGGATAAAACGTTGGATGCGTGGTGTAAGCGCACATACGGAAAGCATTTTTCCGAGGTATTCGCCCAAAAGAGGGGGCGGGGTAAAATATCGCTGCGTAGAATGCAGTGGAGGCTTGCCGAAAAGAACGCTACAATGGCGATCTGGCTTGGCAAGCAGTACCTCGGTCAGCGAGACGAGCCGGAGGAAACCGTTGACGTGGAGGACACTGACGCCTATCTGAAAGAAGCGGGCATCGAATGAAAACGGTAACAATTCATCCGGCCTTTGGTGAAAAGCACAAGGCGTATATTCAGGACGCCACACGGTGCACGATCTCTGTTGCAGAAGGCGCTGTTCGTGCCGGTAAGACCATCGACAACATCGCTGCGTTTGCGACACTGATAGAGAAGGGGACGCCGGATAGAATTCATCTTGCAACAGGTTCCACGGCGGCAAATGCAAAGCTTAACATCGGCGATGCAAACGGATTTGGACTTGAGTATATTTTTCGTGGCCGGTGCCGGTGGACGAAATATAAAGGGAACGAAGCCCTTGTGATAAAGTCTTGCGGACGCGACTATGTTGTAATCTTTGCAGGTGGTGCAAAAGCGGACAGCTTCAAGAAAATACGAGGCAACTCGTATGGCATGTGGATCGCAACGGAGATTAACCTGCACCACGAAGATACAATCAAAGAAGCTTTCAACCGCCAGCTTGCGGCAAAAGTGCGCCGCGTGTTTTGGGATTTGAACCCATCCTCGCCGGGGCACTGGATATACCAGCGGTATATTGACCGTTTCCGCTCTCAGTTTGGAGAGCGATACAATTATCAGCACTTCACCATCCGCGACAATGCGACAATCACAGCGCAACGGTTGGCGGAGATCGAGAGCCAGTATGACACAAGTAGCATTTGGTATCGTCGTGATATTCTTGGTGAGCGTTGTATTGCCGAGGGTCTGGTGTATCCTATGTTCTCCCGTGAGGTCAATGTGACCAGTGAACGGGGTGGGCCGGGGACGTATTACATCAGCTGTGACTACGGCACGCAGAACCCCACGGTGTTTGGGATGTGGCGTGTACACAAGGGAGAGGCCGTGATGGAGAAAGAATACTATCACAGCGGGCGCGAGACCAACCGGCAGAAGACAGACGAGGAGTATTATCAAGACCTGGAAGCTTTTGCTGCTGGATACAAGATTGAGAGGATTATCATTGACCCCAGCGCCGCATCGTTTGCCGAGTGCATACGGCGGCACGGAAAATTCGCCGTGTGGAACGCTAATAACGCGGTGTTGGACGGTATTCGCTTGACTGGTGCTTTGCTCAAGGCGGGGAAACTGAAATTCCACGAGAGTTGCGTGAAAACGTTTGAGGAATTCGGGCTTTACAGCTGGGATTCCGAAGCGGCGGAAGATAAAGTCATTAAAGAGAATGATCACAGCATGGATCAGTGTAGGTATCTCTGTCAAACTGTCCTTAGGAGAGAGTTAAGATGAGCTTTTTAGGCAATTTCGTAAATACGGTAAGACGCGCGCTGTTCCCGCGGGCTGTGGCCGAGCGGGAATTTGGTACATCTCCGGCTGTCAGCATGACGATGGAGCAGCAGATCGCGCTATGGTATGCAATGCTGGTCAATACGCCGCCCTGGCGGGACTGCAATGTGAAAGCGGTGGGACTGCCTGCCGCCATCTGCCGAGAGGTGACGCGGCCAACGCTGGTGGAGTTTACGGCCAACATCACGGGCAGCCAGCGGGCGGACTATCTTAACGATGGCTTTCAGTTGGCGAAAGAAAACTTCGGCAAGGCGCTGGAGCTGGGGCTTGCGCTTGGCGGTGTGGCATTAAAGCCTTACATCTACGGAGACAAACTGTTGGTGGACATGACCGGCGCGGCGGGTTTTCAGCCGACGAAGTTTGACCCGGCCGGGCGATGCGTCGGCGGTGTGTTCCGCGATAAGCCGGTGAAGGTCAACGGTAAGTACTATGTGCGACTGGAGTCCCACGACCTGACCGATACTGTTTACACTATCAAGAACAAGGCGTATTATAGTGATTCCACCGGCTCTGTGGGTGCGCCTGCGCCGCTGGAAGTGGTGCCGGAATGGGCGGACATTCAGGAGGAAGTGACCATCCAGAACATGGACGGGCCGTTGTTTGCCTATTTCAAACCGCCCATTGCCAACACAGCAGACACAAACAGTTTGTGCGGCATGTCTATCTACGGCGACGCGGCGACGGTGGAACTGATCAAACAGGCCGATGAACAGTGGGAGCGCCTGCGGTGGGAGTTTAAGTCTGGTGAGCGCAAGGTGCTGATGGACGGCAACACCACAACGGCCAACATGTTTGACAGGCGGCTGTTTGAAATTGGCGCTTTTACGGCTGACGGCGACTTCTACCAGTTCCTTAATCCTGAACTGCGGAATGACGCGGTTTACAAGGGCTTTCAGGACGTTATTCGGCGCATTGAGTTTAACGTAGGCTTGTCTTACGGTGATATTTCCGACCCCCAGACGGTAGAAAAGACTGCAACAGAGATCAGAAGCGGCAAGCAGCGAAAGTATGTGCTGATTAGCAGCATCCAGACGGCGCTTGAACACACGTTTGATGCGTTGATTTACGCAATGGATGTGTATGCCACGCTCTACGGTCTGGCTGCGGATGGCGAGTATGAGGTTACTTACGATTGGGGTGACAGCATCCTTGACGATCAGGAAACCAAGGACAACGAGTTTGCCCGCGATTTGCAGCTGCTGAACGCCGGGATCATGAACGATTGGGAATTTCGAGCAAAGTACTTCAACGAGGACGAAGAAACCGCAAAGGCGGCGCTGCCAAAGATGCAGGATGTTGTGACTGAACCCCAGAACGTGATCGAATGAGAAGGTACGACTTTACGCCCGAATTGCTGGACGCTCTGCCGGAGGAACTGGCTGAATTGTATCGTGGGCTGGAAGATACCTTGCTGATGGAGATATGCTCCCGGCTCAAGGATGCGGACGAGCTGAACGAGGTCACGGTGCAGGACATCAAGGCGCTGCGGGCGCATGGCATTGACCTGAAAGAGATCGAGAAAGCCATACGCAAGACCACGGGCATCAGTGAGCAGAAGCTCAAGAAGCTGCTGGACGATGTGGTGGTGCGGAATCAAGCGTATTATACTGAGCTTATCACGTTAGCGGATGTGACGCGGCCTGATGTGCTGGTGGATGCGGCGGCTATCGCGGCAATCTATGCACAGACAAAGCAGGAGTGCCGGAACATCACCAGAAGCATGGGCTTTTTGGTGGACGCTGGGCGCACAATGCTGCCGCCTGCAAAGGCGTACCAATGGTGCTGTGATTCCGCCCTTATGCAGGTGCAGAACGGCGCGATTTCCTACAATCAAGCTATTACCAACGCGGTCAAGCAGCTGGCGGACAGTGGCCTGAAAACGGTGGACTACGAAAGTGGGCATCGGGATCAGGTAGACGTGGCGGCAAGACGTGCCGTGATGACCGGCGTGAATGCCCTCAACCAGAAGTATGCGGAGAAATCCGCCGACTATTTGGAAACCGATCTTGTGGAAGTGAGCGCCCATATTGGGGCGAGAAACACAGGAAACGGGCTGGAAAACCATGAGAGTTGGCAAGGCGGCGTGTATCGGTGGGCTGAGAAGCCCGGAGATTCAAAGGGCGAATACAAGGACTTTGTTGCCACAACGGGTTACGGTCAGGGCGCCGGTTTGGGCGGATGGAACTGCCGACATACCTTCTATCCGTTTGTGGAGGGTGTCAGTGAGCCGACCTATTCACAGGCTGACCTTGACGCCATGAAGGGCGAAAACCGGAAGTTTGTATTTGATGGCAAGGAATACGACGGGTACACGGCCACGCAGCAGCAGCGCAGCATAGAGCGCCAGATACGCAAGCAGAAGCGCCTTAGAGACGCTTACAAGGCCGCTGGGCTGAAGGATGACGAGACCACCGCCAACATCAAACTGCGCCGTCTGAACGCCAAATACAAGGAGTTCAGCAAGGCGGCGGGGCTGCCGGAGCAGAAGGAAAGGTTAAAGGTTCTGTATGGCGGGCAGTTGACGGATTCCAAGAAGTTCGCGCCGTTGAAAGAATACGCCGGTACATGGAAAATCAAAGATAAGTTTTCTGATCGTCAATATGTGATTGACGTTGGGGAACCACAGATTTCCGGTGCAAAACAGCACTTTTGGGACAATCTTGAGAACAGACCGGACAGAAGCAGCTTGAACCTTGAGACTGCACAAGATATAATCAACAACAGCAGACTGACGTTGTACCAGACAGACCGGCAAACCCTTAAATTTCTTGCAGACAAAGGATATGTTATGCTGAACACGAAGAACGAAATCGTGACTGTTGTACCGGAAAAGCTTCGCAAGAAGTACCGCGATTATTTGGAGGGGAAATAACATGGCAAGAAGTCCTATCGCACGGCATAATTGCCCACTGTATGAGAGAGAAACTACATGGTCGGAGTGTGTAGAAGTGCAAGAAGTCCGCGAGGACGAAATGGACGCAGCGCGGCTGAGAGAACCGTTTGACATGGACAGAGCGAACGAGGTTTGCGAAGAATGCAAATGGTATGTTGTTGAGGACGATGGCTGATGGACAACTTCAAGGCGATTTATAAGCTGCTGCTTGCATTGGAACGTTCCATGGACTTGCCAGCGTTTGATATTGACGCGCTTCAGCTAGAAGCAATGGGCGTCACTGCGGAGCGCCTGCATCGCTATCTGGAAATTCTGCAAGACGTGGGCCTTATCAAAAACGCAGACTTATACACCAGCGTGACCGGCGACCTCTGTCTCAGGAACTCGCGCAAAATACGGATCACGCTTAAAGGTCTGGAATACTTGCAGGAAAACTCGATCATGAAGAAGCTGTACAACGCGGCAAAGGGAGCTGTGGACTTGATTCCGTAAGGGGTGCTGTATGACAGATAGCGCGACTTCTCTTTTTGACACCAACACCTTGCAGGCTATTAACAGCGTTTTGAAAAAGGGCGACCGGGTGGAGCTGATCCCCACCAAAGACGGGGTAAGGGTGATACATATTCGGCGCGAGAATGTGGACATAAATAAGTGCAAAATGAAGCAATAGGCGCTTGCCACCGGCTGCGTGGTATGGTATAATAAATCAAACAAATATTCGACCTCGCTCTAAGCGGTGAGTGAGAAGAGCCGAGAGGGGCTAACTGACTACGAATTGTAGTTGGTTAGCCCCTCTTTCTTTTTTTCAAAATTTTTGACCGGCCCGAAGTCGCAAAACTACGGGGCCACAGTGGACGCGACCCACGAGAAAAAAGCGAGGTGGCGAAGGAGCAGACATGAAACGCGATTTTTTGGAAGGTCTGGGGCTAGAAAAGGACGTTGTGGATAAAATCCTCGACGAAAACAGCCGGGACATTGGCCGGGAGAAGCAGAAAGCGGATCAGGCCAAGGAGGACTTGGCGGCGGCACAGAAGAATCTTGCCGACCGTGACAAGGACATCGAGGAGCTGAAGAAATCCAGCGGCGACGCGGAGGGCATCCGCAAGCAGCTGGAGGAGCTGCAGGGCAAGTACACCAAGGAAACCGCCGAGTACAAGGCCCAGATCGCTGACCGGGACTATTCCGAAGCCGTTCACAAGGTGATTGGAGAGAAGGGCATCAAATTCAGCTCCAAGGCGGCAGAACGTGCCTATATCGCAGACCTGAAAACCAAGGGTCTGAAGCTGGAAAACGGCGTGTTTGAGGGCTTTGACGAGTGGCACAAGGCTCAGATGGACGCAGACCCCAGCGCGTTTCAGACCGGCAAACCCGCACCCACGTTTGCAAAGCCCGTCGGTACCGGCGGCGCACCGAAAGCGGAGGGCTTGGGCGCAATGTACGCAAAACAATTCAACGCGCAGTATGCGCAGACAACTACGAAGGAGTGATTTGATCCATGTCTTTTGTGACCAATACCGCATGCACCAAGCGGCCTAATTTCCTGGAAAGCGAAGTTGGTCTGGTGCTGAAAACCCGCGAGATTCCCGCCTCTATGGGCGTGCAGGACGGCAATTACAAGATCGTTGCAGCTGGCACCCCTTTCCCCTCCAACGACGGCAACGCTGTTGGTATCGTGTTTGAGCCTGTGGACGTGACCAGCGGCGACATGCCCGGCTCTGTTCTGGTGGCTGGCCGTGTGCTGGCGGAGAACCTGAACATTGCCCAGGCCGCCAAGACCGCGCTGTCCGGTAAGGGCGTTGTGTTTGTGGACACCCCCGCTATCACCCGCGGCTATACCGTGACCTACGACAAGAACGACGGCACCGGCACGCCTCCTGTGGACGGCAACACCTATTTTGAGGGCTCTATGGCCCAGGTCTCCACCAGCTACCCGCTGACCAAGGCCAGCAACAAGCAGACCGGCTGGAGCACCAGCAAGGGCGGCGCTGCTGTGACCGAGGTGGAGATCACCGGCGATGTGACCCTGTACCCTGTTTGGACTGCTAACGGCTAAGTAAGGAGGAAGAAACCATGCCTGATATCCTGAACATGATTTCCAGCGCTGAGCGCCTGGAATTTGCACAGAATCTGTCTGTTGCGCGGCCTGCTTACATCGGCGACCGCATTTTCCCTGACCAGAAGACCGCCAATCTCAAGGCGGAGTATCTGCGTCTGGCTGACGGTGCCAACATCCCCGTGATGGCTACCGTACACGCTTTTGACACCGAGGCCGAGATCGGCACCCGCCCCGTGTTCGAGAAGACCGAGGTGGAGAAGCTGCTGATCAAGCGCAAGATCAACCAGACCGAGCGCGTGCGCCTGATGATCGAGAACGGCGTGAGCGACGAGAACGAGATCATCCGCTACGTCTTTGACGACATGCGCCAGATGGCCGAGGCCGTCAAGACCCGCACCGAGGTTGCCAAGATGGAAGTTCTTGCCACCGGCAAAATGACCATCAACGAAAACAACCTGAATCTCAAGGTGGACTACGGCGTTCCCACCAAGAACACCGGCTACAAGATCGACTTCGGCCCCGATGCTGATATCGTGGGCCAGATCATGGCCGTGGCAGACGATGCCGCTGGGTCCGGCAACGCCCTGACCGAGATCGTGACATCCACCAAGATCCTGCGTAAGCTGGCTGCCAACAAGGGCATCCAGACGCTGATCTACGGCACTGTGGGTGCTGGCACCTATGTCCCCGCTGAGAGAATCCGTTCTCTGTTCGCAGAGCTGTTCGGCTTTGGCGTGATCACCACCAACGATCTGCGCTATAAGACCCAGACCGCCAGCGGCAACGAGGCCACCAAGCGCTTTTTCCCCGAAGACAAGATGGCGTTCCTGTGCAATGGCACGTCTTCCTCCTTCGGTGTTGGCCTGTGGGGCGTGACCCCCGAGGAAGCCGACTACGGCCAGTACAACGAGAAGAGCGCCAACCAGTTCATCACCATTACCCAGTGGGCCACTCCCGACCCCGTGGCGGTGTGGACAAAGGCCAGCGGCGTGTTTATCCCCGTTGTGCCCAATCCCAACGGCCTGTTTATCGCAGCCGACACCAGCAAGTAAGCGCGCCTCCTCCCCGCCCCGATGGGAAACCTGACGGGTGGGGAGGAAACGATATAAAGGAGGCGGAAAGCATGGCATACGCAGATTTTGAATACTACGCCACTGAGTTTTACGGCACGGCCATTGACGAGGACGCTTTCCCGGCTCTGGCTGGTAGGGCATCGGCCTATGTGGACTATGTGACCATGAACCGCGCCAGAAATGTTACCGGCGACGCCATGACAGCCGTGCAGAACGCGGTGTGCGCATTGGCAGAGGTGATGCAGGACGGCGAACGGCTGAACAGCGTGGCTTTTAACGCCGAAAGACCTGTGGCAAGCGAATCCGTGGGCGACTGGTCAAAAAGCTACGGCACGAAAGCGGTATCTTCCGCCGATATGCAGCTGCTGGAAGCCAGAAAGCGGGAGATCGCGGCCATGTATCTGGCACCTTACGGACTACTGAAAGCAAGGGGGTTCGGATCATGTCCATGTTCCCACACACGGTAACGCTGTACAACGTGACCCACGAGGTAGACACCAGCACCATGCAGGATGTGACAAAGCTCTATGTGACGGTGCTTGAGGGTGTGCTGCTGTCCGCTTCCAAGGCGGCCAACGTCAGGGCCAGCGGCCTTGAGGGAGCCGACGCGGTGAACCTGTATATCCCGTTTTCGGTTGTTGCAAAAGATGCAACGACTGGCAAAAAGAAACGTTATGCAGGGCCGCAGGACTTCTGGAACGCGGAGGAAAAGTCCGGACTGTGGACACTTTCCACCAACGGCAACGGCGGAGAGAGCTTTTTCGTCAAGGGGCGATTTTCCACAGACAACGAGACTGTGGCGAGGGCGCATGACGACTGCTACGAGGTGACAAAAGTAGATATGAAGGACTACGGTGACCTGAAACACTGGGCCGTGGGAGGTAAGTGATGGGGCTGAAATTCAGCGTACACACCGAGGGCATGGACGCGGTGCGGCGGCAGCTGGCGCTTGCGTGCAGCGAGGCCGAACACGTTCTTGCTATTCAGGTGGAATCCGACACGGTGCCGTATGTTCCGGCGCTGACCGGCTCCATGACCCAGAGGACACGGGCCATCGGAAACACGGTGGTGTATCCGGGGCCCTACGCCAGATACCTTTATTACGGAAAGTTGATGGTCGATCCCGACACGGGAAGCCCGTGGGCCAAGAAAGGCGCGACGAAGGTTCTGACAGACCGAAATCTGGTATTTTCACAAGCCATGCACCCAAACGCGCAGGCGCATTGGTGCGAGGCATCCAAGGCGCAGAACCTTGAAAAATGGGTGCGCGTAGCGCAAAAGGCGGTGGCGAAATATGGCAAATGACAAGCCGAAGAAACTAGTTTCGGCGGCAGAGGAGGACAAAATCTCCCGCGCGATGCTGGTATGGCTGAACACATGGCCGGATAAGCCGGTGGATGTGATCCGGTATGAGTTTCTTCCCGCTGACAGCGAGGGCGCAATGGCGCTTTCGACCATTCAGGGGACATACATTACACGGCGTTACATTTTGGGCGGCCATCAAGCGGAGTACCAGTTCAAGGTGATCTACCGGCTAAAGCCGGGCAACAGCAACGACAAGCGCCTGAAAGCCGACGAACTGTTGGACAGTCTGGCAGATTGGGCGGCAGACGGCGGGCCGGACATCGGGGACGACGCACGGGTGGTTCGCGTGGAAGCCACCACGCGCTCCGCATTGTTCGGCGCATACGACAACGGCGACGAGGATCATCAGATCCTCATGAAAATGACTTACGAGGTGATAACAAATGCCTGATAACATTTTTAACACGACAGCGGGCCAGACCATTGACCGTGAGTTTCTGATCGCGTACTTAAATACCGGCACCAGCGTTTCCCCAGAGTGGTCGGCCTTTGGCACCCGCGTGGCGGATTCCAGCATGGAATATGACTGGCAGGAGAGTTCTGAAAAGGACATCCTGGGTACCACCCGCACCACCATGAAGAAGCCCATTGTCACGCAGACCTTTGACCCCTGCTACTTGGACAGCGGCGACAAGGCGCTGACGAAGATTTGGGAGTTGGCCGTAAAGAAGCAGGATGCGGCGGCACTGGCCAATCAAGACGTGCTGATCGTCCACCACTACGCCGGTACCGCGAAAACGGCGGTGTTTGCCGAGCGTTACGAGGGCGCGATGGTAAAGCCCTCTAGCCTTGGCGGTGAGGGCGGCGGTTTCGTGGGCATGCCCATTGACGTGACTTACGGCGGCACCCGCACCACCGGCACCGCTTCCGTGACTGCCGGTGTGGTGACGTTCACAGCGGACGAGTAACACACGGGGCGGGCAACCGCCCCACCACATAAAGGAGATGCAAAAATGAAGGAAATTACATTTGCGACCGGCGTAGAAAGCTTTTCCGTTAACGGCGTGGAAAATGCATTTTCGGCCAATCTTGCCGACGGCAACTTTATTAAGCGCTTAAAGGAAACTATCACAAAACTTGAAGAGATGCACAAAAACCTCGGCAATATGAAGAGTGCAGCGTCCGATGATCCGTTAGACCAGATGGAAGAATACGACCGCAAGGTACGAGCATCCATTGATGAACTCTTGGGGGATGGCGTATCTCAGAAAATTTTCGGGAATCAATCCATGCTTTCTTTTGGCGCTCACAAACCGGTGTGGTGCAATTTCCTCGTTTCCCTCGTGGAAGAATGTAACTGTCGCTTTACCGAAGAAGCAAAGGAATTCAATCCCAGTCTTGAAGAGTTTGTCCGCAAATACACAAAATGACAAATTCAATGCAGGCAGAATGGCTTCCAAGATCCGTTAATATCTGCGGCACCGAATACGACATTCGGTCTGATTTTCGGGTAATTATCGACATTTGCAAAGCAATTGAAAATCCAGACTGGAACAAATACGAAAAAACAATTGCTGCGCTTGTCGCCTTTTATCCAGAAATTGAAAATATGCCGACAGAAAGTTATCGAGAAGCTTTAGAAAAGTGCATGTGGTTTATTCGGTGCGGTGACGAAGATGCTGCAAAAAAGCCTGTTAAGCTGCTTGATTGGGGACAAGACATCAAATATATCGTTGCGCCCATCAACAGAATCGTTGGCAAAGACATCCGGGAAATGGAATATATGCACTGGTGGACGTTTATGGGCTATTTTTTAGAAATTGGCGATTGCCTTTTTGCGCAAATCGTGAATATCCGCCAGAAAGTATCATCCGGAAAAAAGCTAACAGCGGAAGAACGCAAATTCTACGCTAACAACAGAAGCATGGTTGACATCAAACAGCGGTATACCGAAGCAGAAATGAATTTTATCCAGCAGTGGACGTAAAAAAGCCGCCATTTTGTGGCGGCTTTCGGGGATGGCATTTATTTTTCAAGAGACGAGAGACCATTTGCCATAGTCAACATTCCTCCCGTCATCGCATCAATTGCCTCTGTTTGGTTTGGGTTTATTACCCATTCGTCATCAACCAATGACAAAGAAACATCAACTTCTTTTTCTACTGTTCCGTAGTCTCCGCTGTTTATCTTTTCAATAAACAAATTATTCATCATTTCGGTTTGTTCGTCCTCGCTCATTTCCTGACCGGAAAATGCAACCTCTAAAGCCTTAGAAAAGGATTCTGCAAGGACATCACCCATGATAGATGCAATGTCATTGTTTGAAATTTCCACCTTAACCGTCGCAGAATCCCCTTTTTCTTCTGAGCTTATGACGTTGTAGGAAATACCACCGAACATCGCTTTCAACATCTCTGCATCGGATTCGTCGGTTTCGGCATTAGAAATACCATCTCCCCAATAACCAGTTGCTACGGACTGATCCGCTGACTTTACAGCATCAATGGCATCTTCTACAACAGATTGCGCCGACTTCCTATTTGCGCCGCATCCAATCAAAAGTAAGACTAACGCAAGAGACAAAAAAACGCATGACACCTTTTTCATTAAAACCCCTCCTGTAATTTTCAGTATTTCAAGAATATCACACAAAAAGAAAAAAAGCAACAAAAGGTGGTGATTTTGTGGCTGCTGATGGCTCCATTATTTTTGAAGCAAACTTAGATGATAGACAGGCGCAAACAAAGCTAAATCAGCTTAAATCCAAAATACAGCGACTGCAATCGTCTTTAGAGAAAAGTACTGGTGAGCAAAGCGGTATAAAGGAAAAATTGGATTCTGCAAAAGCATCGGCGCAGCAGACAGAAAAGGAAATTAAGCAGATTATGGCAGCCCTGCAATCAGAGCTTGCGCTTAATGAAGATGTGCAAAGCGGAAAAATTTCCATGTCTGCCGAGGAGTTACAACAAGCGGCAGAACGACAAGACGATCTTTTGCTTAAGCTAAAAGAACAGCAGGACATTTTGAAGCGGCAAGACCAAGAAATACAAAGTTTAGGACGGCAATATGATCGCGTTACGGAGAAAATATCAAGACAAACGCAGGAGCTAAATGACGCAAAAAATGAAGCGTCAGATTATGCAAGGCAAGTAATTGAATCCGGGAAAAGCAAAAACGTTATGGCGGAAGTGACACAAAAAACATCCGCGATTATGGCGCAGCTGGGGGAAAGGATTAAAGCAATCGCAAAAGGAGCTTTAATTTTTTCGGTAATCGCTTCTGCGATTAAGGCGCTTAAAGATATTTTGGTGAAAGCGATTGCGCAAAACAAAGAAGCTGCGGCAGCCGTTTCGCAGTTAAATGCCGCTCTTTTGACCCTTGCACAGCCAATCATCGAAACGGTTTTACCAGCGTTTACCGCATTTGTCAATGTGTTGTCCAAGGTCGTGACGGCTGTCGCAAAATTTGTGTCGCTATTGTTTGGAAAATCCTTTTCACAGACAAAGAAAAACGCGCAATCTCTTAACTCTCAAGCTGGCGCAATTGAAAATGTAGGCGGTGCCGCAAAAGAAGCATCTAAATACTTGGCAGATTTTGACGAGCTAAATGTTATGGATAATCAAAGCGACGATCAAACCGGGGGCGGGTTTGATTCCCCGGACTTTTCAAAGCTTGATGCGGATGTTTCCATTTTTGATAATCTGCTTGCCCGCCTTCAAAAAATTTGGCAAGACATTAAAAACATATTTCTTGACCTTAAAGATATCGTTGTTGATTTCTTTAGTGGAGATTGGGGCGATATGCTAGAAAAAATCAACCTTTTATTTTGGCACATCCAAGACCTTGTCTCCGATGTTCTAATGTTCGTAAGCGAAGCGTTTGGCGACATAATTGATTGGATTGTAGAAAAGCTCCATCTTTCCGGAACGCCGATTGGTCAAGCTTTAGAGGGCATTAAGGAAATTGTGCAGGGCGCTATCGAACTAATTGTTAATTTTCTTAATCTCAACCTTGATGGAGTGCTTGCGTCTATTGAAAAAATGTTAAAAGGCGTACAAGACCTTGTTTTTGGGATTGGAGACTTTTTGCAAAACGGCATAAACAATTTGTTTGACTGGTTTGACGAGAAAACCGGCGGCGCACTTCACGACCTTATTGAAATCGTTCGTGCCACCGTCAACAACATTTTTGAGTTTGTTGATGACATCGTTGGAAGCATTTTGCTCGGCGTAAAAGATATGCTGAACGGGATTATAACCTTCCTAAATGGCGTTTTTTCTGGGAATTGGAAGCAAGCATGGGAAGGTCTTATGCAGTTTGTGAAAGGGATTGGAACGACAATTGCAGGCATATTTGCAAGTGTAATCAACGTGATAATCCGCGCACTGAATTGGATGATTTCCCAAATTAACAGAATCAGCATCAAAATTCCCGATTGGGTGCCCGGAATAGGCGGAAGAACTTACGGACCCAACATTCCGACAATTGCGGAAATTCCGGTGCCGCATCTCGCAGAGGGCGCAGTTATCCCGCCCAACCGCGAGTTTATGGCGGTGCTTGGCGACCAGAAGCACGGGACGAACATCGAGGCACCGGCTGACCTGATCCGGCAGATATTCCGCGAGGAGAGCGGCAATTCCGGCGGCGACATTGTGATCCGGTTTACCGGAGAGTTGGCTCAGTTGGCAAGAGTGCTGACGCCAGAGATCACGCGGCAGCAGCGGCAAAACCAGAGATCGTGGGGAGGTGGCAGCCTGTGAGCGCACCGTATTTCAAGATCAACGGTACGGACATTCTCCGTTTTGTGCGGGAAGAAGGTATGGAATGGTCTCGTAACGACCTCGACAATTCAGAAGCAGGGCGAACCATGGACGGCACCATGCACCGCGGCCGCGTTGCAATCAAGTACAAGGTCAACATTCGCTGCATGGATCTATACCGGAATGAATTGATGATGCTGATGAAATTAATTCTTCCGGAATTTGTCACAGTGGAAACCAATTTGCATCCGTTGTACGAGACGGTTGTGGCGCAGTTTTATTCCAACAACGTGCCTGCCACGGTGACGACGGTAGACCCAAAAACAGGAGAATCGCTGTGGTCTGGCATTTCGTTCCCGCTGATAGAGCAGTAAGGAGGGCGAAATGCAGAGCACGAACGCAAGATATCAGGAACTGCTGGCAAGCACCCACCGGATGCAGACGCAACTTTACATTGACAATGTAGTCTACGGCGAGGAAAAGATTATGGAGGGGTCTCTTCAAACGAAGAACTCTCTATTCCAGGGGGATATCCCCACTGTGGGCGGGGCGGTGGCCGGGGAGATATCCGTGCAGCTGCTGGGGGTGCTCTCCTCCAGCGTGGCCAGAATGGCTGAATTAAGGCCGCAGGTGCGGCTTGTGGGCGATTCCGGCGAGCCCAGCGAATGGGTGGCTCAGGGGGTCTACAACGTGGACAAGCGGAGCTACAACAAGCAGACCGGCGTGCTGACGCTGCACGGCTATGACAAGATGCTGGCCACGGAGCAGTGGTATACCGGCAGCGTGGGCACCGGCGGCGTGACGGATATCACCATCGTCAACCGGGTCTGTACCCAGGTCGGGATCACGCTGGACAGCGAGACGGACAGCTTCTTTTCCGCCAGCGGCAAGAAATACAAGGTGACAAAGCCCAGAAACTACACCTGCCGGGAGCTGCTACAGGCGATCGCCGGGTGGTACGGCGGCAACTGGTGCATGACGCCGGTGGGCAAGCTGCGGCTGGTGCTGCTGAACAGTCTGCCGAAGGAGACCAATTATCTGGTGGACAACGGCGGCAATGCCATCACGTTTGGAGGTGACAGGATTCTTGTCGGGTAAAATTTTTGTAGGAAACAGTGCGTCCAGTCTGACAGAGGCGGACAAGCTGCAGCCCTACAGCAAGGTGACGGTGACGGACGGCACCAACAGCTACACGTCCGGCGACAATACGGGGCGGGAGCTGACGGTCAACGTGCCGCTGTTGCCCACCACCAAGGGCGACACGCTGGCGGCGAATATTCTGGCGGCGGTTAAGAACTACCGCTATCAGCCCTACGAGGCCGCTGACGCGCTTTTAGACCCGGCGGCGGAGCTGGGCGACGGCGTGACCGTGGGCGGCATCTACGGCGGGATACACGCCAAGACAACCACGTTTTCCCGGCTGTTCCGGGCGACCGTGAGCGCTCCAGCGGAGGAGGAGATCGACAACGAGTATCCGTACCTGTCCGCGCAGGAGCGGGACGCCGTGCGGCAGAAGAAGCAGACGGCGCAGAACACGGCGGACATTGCTACCAATACCAGCGATATCGAGACAAATGCGGGCGACATCGCCACCAACGCCCGCGCGATCTCATCGATATCCGCAGACATCGCTAATTTCGGTGAGGTCTACGCGACGAAGGCGAGCGTGGCTTCATTGTCGGCGAAGGTGGCTAATATTGAGAGCTTATTCAGCGGCAACGTCTACAGCGGCAACGTGAATTCCAACAGTGTGGCGACGCTGTCGCTGAAAGTTGGCGGCTCTTTTTTTTCCGGAAAGACGATCAACTACCTCGGAAAAGACGGGTCTTATCATCTTCTGTATGTGTTGGGCCACGAATAAAGGAGGCTTCCATGAAAATAACCGAAAAAAATACCATCCAATCTGTCCGGCTGGCGCTGGATCGGATCGAGGTACACGGCAGCGGCAATCTTGACTTGCTACTGGGGTGCATGCAGGTGCTGGACGGCCTGCTGGCGACGGCGACGGAGGAAACGGAGGTGACGGAAGATGGCTGACAAATCTATCGGCCAGCTGCCGGAGGCTACCACCATCGGCGCAACCGACCTTCTCATCATGGAGCAGGCTGGAACGGCCAAGAAGGTGCAGGGACGGACGCTGCTGGCGTGGCTGGACGGCCACGGCGGCATCGCGAACATTGACTTTAATGACAACGACACCATGACGATCACCGCCGCGGACGGCGCGGTGTGGACATCGAACAGCCTGCGAGGGCCTGATGGCGTCAGCCCGACGGTGAGTGTGCTGCAAGCACCCGCCACACCTACTACCCCCACCGCCTATCTTATCACCATCACCGACAAGGACGGAGACCACGTTTTCACGTTGTACGACGGGGCCAAGGGCGTCAAGGGAGATATCGGCGTTCACGGCAGCGATGTCAGCGTGACGGTCTCTGACGCGGCGGCGACCGACGAGCACCCCAGCGGCGGAAAGACGCTGACCATCACCGAAACGGTCTATTCGTACAGCGGCAGCGCTCCGACTCAAAACAGTACAAATGTAACCATCTGGAACGGCGATGACGGCTCTTCTATCCAGTCTATCAAGCGGACGAGCGGAACCGGTGCGCCCGGCACGACCGACACCTACACCGTTACGCTGACAGACGGCAGCACGACGACGTTCATGGTCTACAATGGCCGGGATGGCGACGGCTCCGGCGATATGACGCAAGCCGTTTACGACCCACAGAGAAAGGCGCGGGACATATTCGCCTACGCCGACGCGATCCAAACCGCGCTGAACTCGCATGCTGACAGCATCAGTTTGCACACGTCCGCCGCGGAGAAAGCTGTGTGGAACGCCAAGGCGGACGCGCCCAAGCCCCTTTCCGTGCTCCTGCTGGCGTCCGGCTGGAACGCGGACACCAAGCAGCAGACCGTCTCCGTCAGCGACATGACGGCCAGCGCCAACATTATCGTCAGCGCGGCTCCGGACAGCTTCATGGCCTACGCGCAGGCGGGTATCCGCGGCACGGCGCAGGGCACGGGGACGCTGACCTTCACATGCGAGACGGTGCCGGAGGAAGCTGTGACCGCCAACGTTATCATTCTGGGTTAGGAGGAGATCACATGATCCTTAACATGACAGGCCCCGCCACGGGCGGCAGCGCCATTTCCGCGCCCATCATCGGCAAGGACTTCAACTGGACGGGCGGCGACGGCACCTATCAGGTGCTGGATGACGGCGGAGGAAATTGGCGCATCAAGTTTCTGTCCAGCGGAACGTTCACGCCGTTGAAAAACATGGTGATTGATGCATTTCTGTTAGGTGCCGGTGGTGGTAGTGGCAGTGATTACTGCGGTGCTGGTGGCGCAGGCTACACCACCACAGTACGGTCTGTGGTGCTGGCGGCCAATACC